GGCGCTGCAGGACAAACACCCAGGCGTCAAGGTCATTGTTCGGCACATCGTGCATCACCACGAACCACCGGGCTTCACCATGAAGCCTATAGAAAACTTAACCGTCCGAAGGTTCAGGTTCCACTTCATCTTCTCCGTCTGGATCTTGTTGTTCATCGTCTGCAAACAACAGGCCTAGATCGAGTTTCCAGTCTGCCGGAGAGTGCAACAACATGGTGAAGGAATCTTGTTCCTCGCGGTCGCGAAATGCGATAACGTCATCAGTGATCCAACCATAGTGAACGCTGACCAGCATGCCAGATGCATTCTTGGTTGGTGAACCTTTTGCTAGTCTGATCGCATCGAGGCGCCTGACAAGAGGTCCGTCATAAATGTACTCACAACCTCTCCATTCGACTTCAATGAATTCACCTGTCATGACGTCGATTGAAAATGAACCCAACGGTTGAGGCCCTGCTCCGACGTCGTTGAGCCACACATAGAGCGATTCAGAAGAATCAAAGACGAGCAATGATTTCATTGCCACGTCAGGTTTCAATTCAATTCTAACTTTCTTCACTGTTTGTGCCTTTCAATGGAACACTGGAACGGTGGGCAACACGCTTTTCAACATGTTGACATAATCATCGAGTCGTCTGATCGAATCAGCCAGTGGTATATCTGACCAGTCATCTTCTTGTGAAGACTGATTCACAACCGCGATAGCTGCGTGGTGATCACACATCACAGTGCCGTTTTTTTGATTGACGACAGTGCAGGCCTTGCCACATTCAATGACCTCACACCGTGTCCATGTTGAGTGCAACAACCGTGCTGTGTCACCGTGGCCCACTGCAAGTGAATTGATCATCTTCTCGTGATGTGCCACGACCTTGGCAATGACTGTCAATAGATCATCAGGAGAGTCAGACATGTCCGTGAGTCGATCGTACAACAACCCGTAGGGTATTGATTGTCCGATCATCCAGAATTGAACTGGCTTTACACGCTTATAAGACGTATTAGGAGGACCACTCCTACCTGATCGGGTGTCACTCTACACCAGCAATCAGATATCATCGCAGCGTCCTAAACAGTTCATCATTGTCGCCGCAGTGCTCGCGGAGCTTATCGAGCCATCCACGGGATTTCTGCTTGAACATCACAGGGGCCTTGGTTTTCTTGTCGTTCTTGCCTTTGCAGACGACGCCTTCAAAAGTCATGCCCGACAGTGAACCATCACGGACAGATTCAATGAACTCTGGAGTGACATCTCCCTGGTACAGGATCTTGGCATGGTCCATGTGACCGAACAACTTCAACAGTCGTTCAGGTTCAAGGATGCCCGCCCCGAAAGGGGCAACGTCGATCAAGGTGACAGTCTGCTGTTCGTTGAGATTGTGCATACCAGCAAATGATGACGGGCCCCAAAACTCAAAAAAGAAATAGCCTGAATCCCATCTGGTCTCACGCATGACACGGTCGACCTCGGCAGCATACTTGTCAGCGATTAGCACTGGAACTTTACCGAACAAGGGATCACTCGCATCGACCAATCTCGTTCGAGTACCGTACTTGTAGAATCCCTTCTTGCGCGACCATTCGGCACGGACGTTGCTACCGTCCAACTTATCGAAGGCCACGATGGGAACGCGACACTCAGTAGCATAAGAAATTGATGGGTATGATTTCACGATCTTGTCCTGTGAATGTCGCTCATCGCCATCAATGTCATCGATGGTCCTTGGTCGCCTGTGATAATTGTCTTTTGACAACTTGCGTTCCTTAGCACCACCAAATTATGACTTGAGATTTAACGAGTCGACCGTCCCCGCCGACTGCATAGCGATAATTTGCACATGCCCCGCAGCGGAGTTCGAGCTCACGGTTCATTGCGTCAACCTGTTCTTGGGTCACCTTCCGTGAACTGTGCTTGACTTTCTTTTTCATTTCAGCCTGCGTTTTTAGTTCTCTTGTCAAACTTTTTGCTACGCTCGATCCACAATTCAGTCGGTCTCTCAGGTTCAGCACGGACGACGAGGACCAATCCTAGTTTTCGCAACACTGTGTTGATCGTTTTGAGTTTCACTTCAGTTTCTCGGAAGCCTTGACTGCTGAATCGTACGACGAGTCAATCATCTTGTACAAGTCTTCGGGTGCAAAACCCGAAATCGCTGTTCCGGTTGAGTGAAAGACTTCGGCCTTCTCGTGACACAGGGGACACAGTGAGATGCCGTTTTCTTTGACGTAACCCCCGTGAGGCATCAGGTTTCTATCAGTGATGTGGTGAGCATCGAGAAATCTGAGATAATCGGCCTTCTTGGTACCACACCCGCGACAGTGGTACTTGTCGCGGGCAAACGTAGCACTGCGAAAGTCATCACGGACTTGTTTCTTTTCTTGTGACATGTGGAGCAGCCGGCGGGTCACGATCCCGCGACATCTGCGTTGGGAACGCAGCGTTCTACCACTGAACTACGGCTGCACAACGATTTTCACCTTCGGGGCGGGTTCGACCGCCTTGAGAAATTCTCATGTGATGGTTACTTGTCGTCTGAGCGGGAAGTGAGACTTGAACTCACAGTGCATATCTGCGTCAGCTTGGAAAGCTGGTGCCCTACCATTAGGCGATTCCCGCAGGTGTAACGCCTTGCGAAGGCGTCGATTGTAAGATTTCTTTGCTGTTTTTCTTTCGCCTGCCCGGAAAGTGTGCAATCCTTTTGCCGCGTGCGACAAGGCATCGTATTCATTGCCACCCTTCATGGGAATCTTTCCAGGAGGTGCAGAAATATCGAGCTCTTCACGGGGATCAGGTGGTACGTTTGTCACATCGCCGGCCATCTCAAAGGGAGGTTCATCAAGTTCCAGATCATCCCATGGATCATCGTCCGCGGGTTCATCATAGAGGCGATCGAGCTCAGCTTGAGCCTCCTCATCGGTCATCTTATCCCACTCCATCCACCGAGGCCGGATGCCGTGCTTTTCCTTATATACGTCAGAATACGTGCTTGCGATGCGCTCTTTCTCTGATAGCTCTTCCCAGGAAGGCCACTTTGATAGTTCACCAACGGCTTCTTTGATGATCTGGCGAAGCTTAGAGATAGAGATCTTCATGTTGATTAAGTATCACCAATTGGAGGAAGGAACGGGATTCGAACCCGTGGGAGCATGCGCCTCAGGCGCCGCCCCGTCTGCTTTCCAAGCAGGTGCCTTAAACCGCTCAGCCACCCTTCCATGTTATAACAACTCACGCGATAGTCGGTATTGCTCGTCCTTGAGGACCTCGAGTGATTCACGGCCGAACTTACAAGATTTGTCACCTTCAATTGCTCGCATCATCTGCTTGATCTCCATCAAGCGCTGACGCTTGTACCTGGGACTCGAAGAATCTGTGGAAACAGCGTAGGGATTATGGAGCATGCAAAGGTAACACATTTTTTTGTCTCTTATTACGTATGGTGGAAAGAGAGCGAGTCGAACGCTCAGTACGCATTTCTACGCACAACAGTTTTCGAAACTGTCGGACTTACCTATGTGCCAATCCTTCCATAAAAGGTATGAAACCACCTCTTATTTTTTCTTGTTTTTCTTGTGCCCACTGGTGGGCAGCCCGTACTTCTCTGGGTGCTCTTTTTCCGTGTGTTTTACATAGCATCCCGAGCAGATGACCTGTTCACACCAGAGACATATCCAGGCTTCAGTCCCGTTGGGGTTGGGACCACGGACTGGCGGTGAATTGATGATCACCGGTGATTGACAGTTATTAGGACACGGGATGATCACTTGATGTTTTTTCGTTCATCACGGGCCCACTTCGCACGAAGGCTCGCTCGAGGTTTCTTACAGGAATGTTGACGCCAATCATATGGGTCATCAATCCCGTAAAAAATAGTGATATCCCGTGGCGCGCCGAGGTTGGCACGATTCTTTATTCCTTTTGGAAAAAAGTGAGGGTAAGAGCTGGCTCCTGCCCGGTGGATTGCCATCGTTCTGTTTGGACGTCGGCGATACATTCTGACACCGATGCTCTCATTGACCCAAGGCTTGTTATCAGAGCGCGTGTCAGTATGTCGCTCATAATCAACTGTAAATTCATGGATACCGAATCTGTTAGCGAGCCGACTGACAGCCACTTGTACGCTTTTCACCGCTTGTTTGAGCGGTTGCTTGGTACAATGTTTCACGATGATGCGCTTCAACTCGTGGTTGAGTTCACCTTCACGAGGTTCACGCATGCCCTTTTCGTAGATCAGTTCGATGGTGATGTTTCTTTTCGTCATGCACAAATTTTATCCGGTGAGCAACGAGATGTATCTACTTGCGGAGACGGTGAGATTCGAACTCACGGAGGTGTTACCCTCGCTCGGTTAGCAACCGAGAACCATAAGCCACTCGGCCACGTCTCCAATTTATTTCGTAGGCGCAGAGGGATTCGGACCCCCGACTTTCTCCTCGTAAGGGAGACACTCTACCACTGAGTTATGCGCCCATGCCTAGATGATTAGTCTAGGGTAATTCTAAGATAAGTTTGAGGTTCCCGGTAATCTTGTCGAGTTCTTCAGAAGAACATGGTCCGAAGGCTGCACAGGTCAGTGTCGGCACACCGTGGAATTCAGTCCTACCGGCATCGATGATCGAGTGAACTTCCACGTCGGACATTTCAGCCTTGAAGATCAGGTCATTGAGGGCCTCTTCAGAATCGACACCGACGACAACCTTGGTGAAGGATCCCGTCAACCACATGGCCTCCGAGGCTGTCAATTTGATGACGACCTCATCTCCGCGGTCAGCTTCATTGTTGTCAAGGAGGAATTTCATGGCAGCATGCGCGACCTGGGCAGCAATTTTGCCCGTACGCATGTGCAAGTCTTTGCGAACTACGATGACCTGTTTGACTTCTTTCATGGTCTTTCTCCTTCGATTTTCAAGATCACTCATGGTGTCACTTGAGACACAAAGTGACACGTGAGTGCATAGCAGACCTCCATAAGTATGGAGGCAGAACCTAGGACGCTAACTTCGATGCCCGCTTGGTCTGTTCGTCGGCGCGCCGGTCTTTAGCTTTCTTACCTGCCGACTTCTTGGCGACTTCGACCGGTGCAGCCTGTTTTACAGGCGGCGGTGAATCGATCATGGCCTGAATCTTTGCTCGCTGCTTCTGGGCACCCATACCGGGTCCGAGGCGGCGATCGAGGCTCGCCAGTTGCTCTTTTCCCGTCATCCGAGCAAAGGCCGCATTACGCTCTTCAGCCTCCTCACGCTTGAGTTCGTTGAGATCAGGCCTGGGCCCTCCTCCCGTGAACTTCCGCCGACTGTTGTCTTTCTTACCGCGAAGAATACCTTCTCGTGCCATGTTGTCTTCTCCTCGACCTTGCGATCGATCTGACTGTTTTTGCTACTGAACCATCACAGCAGGATGCTGTGGCGGTGTTGGATACCTGCACGTCGGATTGACGTACACGATTTTGTTTTCAACGACACCGGTGCATGGGTCTTTTCGTGGCGATTTCGGGATGTCCCACTCTGCATAACACCCAGTCGACAATAGTAGCAGACACACACTGACGATGTTTTTCATCCTAGTTCAATGTACCACGGTGGTGACCGATGTTACACTGTCACAATTTCATTGCGCAATGCAAGCACTTGGAATCATTGACCCAATTTTCTTGGACCAGGAAATCGCGGGCACCGAACTTGACGTTGGCCCGGGCGCCCGAGGCTGTGCAGTATGTGCTTCCGAAAATCCAAGCGCACTTGTCAGACGTTTCATATGATGAATCATCGCGCCAGGCATTGATCTCAGGATCAGTGACCATCTCAGACAACTCATGGACGAGGACGCTAGCCATGTCATCGGCGGCCCAGTTGTTGTTTGGGCTGTTATTGATTCCCATCTTTTTTGATGCATTTCGTGTGCCGCAGGCGTCAGGGCATCGATCTGGATCACCGATGAATGCATATTTGATGGTGACGTCGTCTTTCTTGGCGAAATAGTGCCAGCCACAAAAATCACCGCAGAATTCATATGGATATCCTTGAATGAACAGGCTTTCAACGTCCTTCGACGTCAAAACAAAAAATGTACTATTTTCATCCTTGGGAAGAACACCAGAATCAATCATGTTGAAGATCAGATCACGAATGTTCTTGTCGGTGAGACTAGTGCCGTACGGATACCCTATGTAGACGTTCGTAACAAATGTGACTTTTGAACTGACATACTCACGGGACGATTCTGTCTTAATATTCCCATCATGACGATGAGCGAGTTCTTGGTAGTACGTTGTGTTGATCTCGTGATATTTTGATTCGCCGAAATTCTTGATCAGATGTTCGAGAATCTCAGGCGCAGTATTTCCCTCCCAGTCACCGTACCAAACATGATAGACGTTGATTGGCTGTGTCATGACGCGGCCTCCGGAGTACTTCACCGGTCCGTAACCTTTTTGTAGTCCGTCGCACTGCGATTCTTGACCTGAATCATAGGAACAGTAGTTTGTCACCGGAAATCCTCCCGTTCCGCCGGTACCAGTTTTACCAGCACCACCTTGTCCTGCAGAACCCACCTTTCCCGCAATTCCAGCAGAACCACTTTTTCCGGCCGCGGCAGAAGGACTGCCAGCAGCCCCAGCAACAAACGAAGCTGATGTAGGAATCATTGGGTTAGCATCGAGTTCACCACCTGCGCATGCGACAAATAGCAACAACGCAACACAGAACGCGGTGACGAGGCCTTGAAGTGATCGTGACATGATCACACTGTACACTGTTCATAAACAAGTGATACGTTACTGTTGGCGCCCCCGGCAGGACTCGAACCTGCATGTGTCCTGATTAGAAGTCAGGCGCCTAATCCGTTCAGACCACGGGGGCATAAAACTTTCACCTGCGGGGTATTGCACCCTCCTGATTCGTAAAATGAATCACCCTCTTCGGGATGTTTGGTTACTCGTTGGCGCCGTCGGAGGGGTTCGAACCCACGTGTATCCAGCTATCCTTTCAACGGTTTAGGAAACCGAGGGAATACGACGGCAAATCACCCGTTGCCACGATCGCGTGAGTTACACACGCCGAACAACGGGACCAAACTTTCACTTGCATGCGCATGGGATTTGAACCCATATCACCCGGTTTAAAAGGCCGGAAGTGCTTTCCGTTACACCAGCGCAGAATGTCAGTTACTCGTTCTCCTCTTAGCGTCCTCGGCAGGATTCGAACCTGCAACTTCCGGCTTCGCAGACCGGTGCTCTGATCCATTGAACTACGAGGACAAAATGATGATCGATTTTCACCTACTAGCTGGTGGGGATCGAACCCACATCCTTCTCGTTACAAGCGAGACAAGCTACCGTTGCTCCACAGCGTGTTGCTCAGTTACTGGTCGATCGATCGGTACACCCGGAGGGACTTGAACCCCCACGCCCTTACGGGCACCGCGTCCTAAGCGCGGCGCGTCAGCCGTTCCGCCACGGGTGCATGTGTTGCTACTTGATGACCTCTTCTTCAATGACTCGTGGTGGACTTGTCCACCAACGTTTGGCAAATTTGTTGACCATGAACCTTTCAGATAGCCTCTGCGAGCGCCAGACGCGTTGTGCCAGGGCGCTGGGGTTCCATGAGGAGACGACTGTGAAGCCCTGACGGAGGCCGTGTTCGATGGCCACCGCGTACATGAAAATTCCGAGACCCTTGTTACGATGCGTCGGATCAAGACCCGGGCTACAATGCGTCTCGTGAACACGGACTGACCTGCCAGCGCACTTTGCTGTGGCCTCAGACACCCGCACGGTACCGATGATTTTCCTCTCATAAAACAGCGTCACCGTGTAATCAGTCGCGGTGCCCGTTGGTTTCACCGAATAGGTGTATCCCTGAGGGAGGTGCATTGGTTCAATCATATCACTCGAGTTCTGCGCGTTGCACCGTCGAGTCAGTCAAGGTTTCAACAGTGATTCCCTCACGGACTTCTTGAAGTATCTTCCCCAACCAATTTTGTCCCGTCCCGCGACACACGCCCCAGCACGTGTCGTTCCAGTGATTTCCCTCGATCAGCTCGGCATCGCCTGTGGCCAGCAACAACTCACGGAGCAACGGATTCTCGAATTTCAGCCGGACGAACTTACGCATCAAGTCGACTTTGACACTTTCCCAGTCACGTCTTAGGTTGACAGACCTGCCTAGCTTCTTGGCCTCGCCCGCGGTCTTGGCTCCGCGGATCACCTCGTGTTCACTGTCGACCAACGTCTTGGAGGCCTGGTAGGCGTGTTCACAAGTTTGATATTGCCTTCCATCGATCCAAATAGATGACGGATAAAAATTGCTAAGAAATGCATGTTCACCTACAAATCGATCGATTTTCTTAATCATCAGAGTTCAAATTTAATCAGGAGTTTACGAAAATGTGAAGCAGAAATTCCCATCGTCGATGCCGCGCAGTGAAGTGTTTTTCCATTTTGATTTGCAATCAACAGTTGTTGCCGGAGCGTTTCGTCATCAAGATTATTGATCCGACAGCGTCTCCCACCCCAGTTATTTGTTTGTGTATGACAATTGGGACACAATACTTGAAGATTTTCTAGACCATTATTTTTATGGTCACCATTCTTGTGGTGAAGTTGAAGAGTCAATCGACGATTATTCCACGTGGAACCGATGCCACACTCTTCACACAATTCTTGTTTAAGATCTTCCTTAAACAATTTATGAAGAAGGACCGTTGAACCGCAAGGAGATGCTCCTGACAAAATATCTTGTAGCGGCACACTAGGTTTCATACAAGAGGTTCCACGACCACCGGGCCGTCGTTTTCTGATGCCCAACTTAGAACAATATCGGTAAAAAGTCATTGAAGACATTCCCAATAGTTCTGCAGCCGCCGTAGATCCGCCGCCACACTTTCGCAATGCTTCCTGAATTTTTTCTGTTAGATTGGCGTCTTGAGACCATTTACTTGGTTTGTGTTGATTTGGCATTCATGATAAGTATGTTTACGCTTGATAAGATTATCAAGCATGTTCGCCGATGAAACGATCAATCTTGTCCGACACGGGAAGCCTCCTGGCGCTCCTCCGGAATCACCTTCTGGATGGCGTGCCAGTACAATCCTACCATTCCGGTACCGTATGTTTCACAGTCAGCCCCGTAGTAACCTGAATTTTTCAACGATGTTGCCACGCCTCGCGGGTCGCCGCTCTCAAATTGTCTCAAAATCACCGTAGAGCGCTCGATCGTTTGCCAGTAAGCTTGGCCACCCAGCAAAAATCCTTCAAAGGCACGGTACGTAGTGAAACTAGAATGTGAGTAGTATTCTTGTTGGGATGATCCGGGCCCGATGTTTCCTAGGTTGTGATTCCACAGAAACTTGCCTTGTCCATTTTCCAGCGCCACTTGGGCCCAGGCCATTGCTAGCCTTCTTATCGAGGGTTCAATTCCAAAGACTTCCACATGAGAATCCCGTAGAATGCGCAGCAACTGCACGTCTGACAACGGCGTCAACGTCTTGGGCTGTCGTTTTTCAGGCAACTGGACAGGTCCGCCCAACTGACGACCTTGTACCTCCGAAGCGACGGTCAGGGTACTGAGCAAAACCAGTGCAACAGCAATGAATCGTTTAGTTCGATTAGACTTTAGCATGGGGCCCAAAAGTATCCTAGGCCCGTGGAATTGTTCAATAAAATGGTGATGGGTAACCCCTCAACCAATTGATTTGATTAAACGTGGGGGCTCCTAGATGGCCCTTAGGGTGCCGGGTGAGGGACTCGAACCCTCGCGTGACCCTGCTTATGAAACAGGCGCTCTGCCTCTGAGCTAACCAGGCATTGAATTTAACGGCGTCCTCGGCAGGATTCGAACCTGCAACTTCTCGCTTCGGAGGCGAGCGCTCTGATCCATTGAACTACGAGGACAAAGTTGCACAGGATTTCACCTGCCGGTTCATTCGAACCTAGTGAGCTCAGTGCCCCTGAGGTTACTCTCTTGTGTAGCGCCCCCGGTAGGATTCGAACCTACAATCGCCTGATTCGTAGTCAGGTGCTCTGATCCGTTGAGCTACGGGGGCATGATGAAGTACCGTTCACCTGCAAATGGAAGGAATCGAACCTTCGACCGAGTCAAGTAAAGACTGGCTCTACCGTCTGAGCTACATCTATCTTCGGTTACTTGTTACTTCGGTGTCAACGGGGGGAATCGAACCCCCATGCCCTTGCGGGCGTCGCATTCTGAGTGCGGTGTGTCTGCCTAATTCCACCACATTGACATGAGGCGCCCCCGGCAGGATTTGAACTCGCTGCATCCTGGTTCGAAGCCAGGCGTTCTGTCCGATGAACTACGAGGGCGTAAATGAAGAAATTCTTTTCTCCGGTGTCGAAAGTGGGAATTGAACCCACACGCCCTTGCGGGCAACGGTTTTTGAGACCGTCGCGTCTGCCTAGTTCCGCCATTTCGACATAAAACACTGACGTTCACCTGCTGCTCCGCTGCAGACCCCTACGGGTCCTCAGGAGTCACACCCGAGCCAAAGGTTACTTGCACAGTGAGGTGCCATCGGAGGGGGTTGAACCCTCACGCCCCGTTGGGAGCGCTGGACTCTCGATCCAGTGTGTCTGCCAGTTCCACCACGATGACGGAGCCGCGAGTCAGGTCAGTTCACGGTACGCCTGTTTTTGTTCAGTGCCACTGCAAGTGTGGTTTGGTGATACCTGAATCCTGGTGACTCCAAGGGGAATTGAACCCCTGTAGCGAGATTGAAAGCCTCGTGTCCTAGCCTCTAGACGATGGAGCCATAACTGCCACCTGTCGCTGCTCAGCTTTTTCTCGGCCTGCAGCTTCTTTCCGGGTGATGGCAACCGCTAACTTGTTAACTATGGGGTGACTGACGGGGGATGATCCCGCACCTCCTGGCTCACAACCAGGCATGCACAGCCGGTACACTACAGCCACCATAAACCGGACTTTTTGGACAAATCCGGAGGAACCCTGGCGGTTTTTGGTGCCGCTAGTTTTCTAACGCATCCTCGGGGTTGTTTTCCTCGATAGTTGCCTTGACCTTTTTGACGATGATCACCGTGGCTGCAATTGCCACCACGATCGCTGCCGCGATTCCGGCTGCCTTGATGTAACGAGAGATGTCCATAAATCAACCTTATCCTAAGGGTGTGAAGCTGTACACTGATGTGGGAGGAAGGTATGGGATTTGAACCCATGGACCCCTTTTCAGGGGTCGCTCGTTTTCAAAACGAGAACCTTAAGCCGCTCGGCCAACCTTCCGTGCTGTGATCTTTCACCTACTAGTACCACCTATCGTGTCTACCATGCTACAGTTACTGAATCGGAGCTGACGAAGGGACTCGAACCCTCACAGGCCTATTTACAAAACAGGGACCCGACCGTTGGGCGACGTCAGCATAGCTTTCACCTTCTCCCTGAATATCGAAATCCAGCATGCCAGGATTGGACGCCTGGTGTTCACCATTGAACGGTTGTAATCGGTTACTCGCGAGGAGCGATTGGAGGGATTTGAACCCTCGACATCAACCTTGGCAAGGTTGCGTTCTACCACTGAACTACAATCGCAAATTTAATGGAGCTGACGGAGAGACTCGAACTCTCGTGTACCTCCTTACCGAGGAGGGGCCTGGCCTCTAGGCTACATCAGCAATTTCTTCCTTTCACCTGCCATCAAGCGGGACTCGAACCCACACGTCACTTGCGTGACCACCGTTTTTAGGACGGCCGCGTTTGCCTTGTTTCGCCATTGATTACTGCTCTGGTTTTGGTTACTGTGAAGAAGGAGTCGCAGGTGGGACTTGAACCCACATGCACGAGTTTTGCAGACTCGCCGCTCAAACATTGGCGTACCGCGACATTATTTCAGTGCCCTGACAGGCACATTTGACACACGTAAGACTCTTTGCCAGCTTCGTTTTTAGTCTTTGTCAGGCTGCCCGAGGGGGTCATCTCACCGCACTGCTCGCAGGGATCTGCGTCACCGGACACTTCATCGACCTCGTCATAGTTGCCTTTGGCCCACTCTGCGAGTTCTTTCTGGGTCGGCCGTTTGAAGCCTTCGTTCATGTCAGACCGTGAATTGGGACCTTTGGGGAGTTTCAACGCGCTGTTCTTGGGATCTCTGGGATTCTGCACATCGATCTTTGTCGGTGTCCCGTAGAGGTGCATCTCTGAGGCCACGGGCCAACCGTATGATTCTTCGACGACTGATCGGATGACCTCGCGGAGTTCTGACAATTTGATTCTCATGATGATCTAAGTATAGTCCTCCCGGTCGGAGTCGAACCGACATCTCGTGCTCTTCAGGCACGCGCTAAAAGCCACCTCAGCTACGGGAGGGTGGTGGAGCTGGTGATGGGATTCGAACCCACATGATCCTCTTTACGGGAGAGGTGCATCTGCCTTTGTGCTACACCAGCGGAAACAGCACTCGGTTATTCACCGATTACCCGCGGAACATGCTGTCGGTCAGGAAGGTGAGACTCGAACTCACATTTTCTCAGATCCGAACTGAGCAGGGCTCCATATCCCTTTCTCCCTGAAATTTGTCAGCGCAGTGAGAATCGAACTCACGTGATCTTGACTCCAAATCAAGCACCTGTCCTCTAGGCTACACGCTGTTGGTTGGCGATGAGGGACTCGGACCCTCGGCTCCCACACTGTGAAAGTGGTACTCTGCCTCTGAGTTAATCGCCAATGTTGGTGGGCCCTGCGGAATTAAACCGCCCTGTCGGACACCATCACGCCCATGACAGTGGGAGTTGAATGTCCTGTATGCCCATTACACCACGGGCCCATTTGAACGCAGGTTGTCATAGAACAACACGAGCAGGGCCTTGCGGACCTTTTCGATGGTCGGGAAGACTGGATTTGAACCAGCAACAACGTGCTCCCAAAGCACGCGCACTACCAGGTTGTGCTACTTCCCGATTCCTTCTTTTATGCCGGGTGTCTCTCCCCGGCAAGCCGCTCTTCAACCCCTATGGGGGTGCGGCTCGGTAAACGGCAACAGACTACCGAGCGTAGAGCGTAGGGTAGTGGTTGACCGCGATACGCTTCTGCGTTCGATCATCTTTCCCGTTCGTTCTGTTGACATGCTCGTCATGGCTGTTTTCTCGTCTACTGCGTGATTCTCGGGTGACCCCAGGGGGATTCGAACCCACCACCTTCGCCTTGAGAAGGCGACCACCTAAGCCGTTAGTAAGATGGGGCCTTGGTAAAGAATACTTTATCACGGTAACACCGAATCGTACACTCTAAAATGAGGTCTGGGTGCTTTTTCTTCACAGTGATCGTCGGTGATAACCCGGGAGGCTGTGAAACCGTCGAGTTGGCACCCTCGCTCGTTACTGCCGTGCACACGTTAGCGTCTGCCATGATATCCTGAACGCTGGCAGGTTGCCCGTCGAGGATGCACGATAGCGAGACCATCCTCAGGCCATGGCTGTAGTCTTCGTACGTATTTTCATGGCCGAGGTACAATGGTTGGATCGGCTTGCCGTTGAGCTGGTGCCAGCCATATATTGAAACTTGCTTGGGTTTCTTCACCAACCTCGGAGTCATGACGACGTCTTTCTTGTGACCTGCTGACAGTTTCGTTGCATCGAACCCATTCTTTTTGATCAGGTCGTTGATGCGTTGATTGTGCACCACGACGCGGTCAGTGCTCTGCATCGATGCATCGTACGGCGGACCCCAAGGCAACGGCTGCAGTTTGTTGACAGCGGCGTGCCAGATGATGTCCGACATCCTCGTCGTCGGCAACATGCACCCCCAGGCATCACAGATCTGTTGTGCCGTCAGCGGCGTCAAGGGAATACGCACATAATCATCGTCAGTCCCGATGCACAACACGTCAGGCAACACAGACAATGTCAACGTGTGGGTGTTCCCGTCCACACTGCGAAACGTCTGCGTCACATCGACAAATGATCGCATGTGTGACGGAACGTGTCCGTCGAGCAAATATTGTCGTGCCACCTCGTCGCGGTGAGAGAGACTAAACAACTTGACTTCGTTGATGAACTGTGTTGCGGTTTTAGGAACGTCTGGAACTGCGATAGAGAGATCAGGCATAGTCTTAACTATGTCCCAGAGCTCCCAGACGCCAGAGTTTCCGATGGAAATGCCAAACTCCGGCTCGCGAAGGCCCCTGCACGGGCTGCTAGTTCACAGTTGACCGCTTCAATTCGGGCAAAGTAATCGGCGCGCCGCGACTCAGTCACGGTCCCTGACAACAAGGCCTCCGTCATGACCAGGTACCCGAACAAGGCATGTGTTGACCAGTGCACGTAGTTGTCAGTACTCATTGAGGTCCTCGGGATCGCCGCCCAGGCGCCGGTATTCGGCCTCTATGTTGACGCCGATGGACTTCATCCATTTTTTGTGATCACGGATTACCTGTCTACCCCATCGATTGATAAAATTGATACTGTGAGGTTTGTCGACCGGCAAACTCGAGGTGACGATCTTACCATTGATCTTGACAGTTACTGACCAGGTCGCTGACGTGAACATAGGCTGATAATTGTCATAGACTTCAACGGTAAAATCTCCGTCAGGCCAGTTGATACTCAGCCCGTCATTTTCTACGCTGTCAGCGATGTAGGCATCCAGGGCGCCGTCCAAATTCCAATTGATGATCATGTGTGCCTCGACAATACATATGGCCCGAGCGACACCGATAAATTGCAGCTCGAGTATCGGTACCAGATTTTTCCTTCATCATGGTGGTAGATGCGACTGGTACCAAAAACACCCCAATCAAGGGTGATCATCCACCGTGCCTCGTGAGGGATCCAAACCACGTCTGTCACACGCGACATGTGATTTCGAAATCCACCGACCACCACACGTTCACCTTTTTCAATGGGTGTCTTCATGTGGATCATGGTACACCGTGTCAGGTGCCTTAAATAAAACCTTGTCTAGAAATGCACCAAAGGTCCAACCACACCCGTTGGACCCTATGACGTAGACACACCTGCCGTCTGAACGATCAAGTGCTAGGGCTAGCCCACAATCACGGGCCCCCAAGCGTCCAGTGATGACACCGGTTCCCAACAAGACATTCGGTGACGATGACAAGTCGACTGTGTAACCAACGATGCTAGCAGCTTTGACCAAGTCACCAGCGCGTATCTTCACTAAGACTACGTAGGTCGGTCACAACTTATCGTTGTCTTTGTCGCCGGCAAAAAGTACCATTGCACCTGCAAAGGCCTCATGGAGGATTTTCATCAGTGCCCACATCACTACCATGACACTTGTGACAATTGGTGCCTGAGGCTTTCCCATTGCGGCACCCAACAGGCAAAACACGGCCAGACAGCCCCATGCAATGGGAGCCAGGTTCATGGCTAGCTTGATGAATTTTTTCATGTCAATCGTTTTTCTTCATCGAAGCAGAACCACCCTTCAGGAGTGATCCTATCATAGCAAAACAGAGCGACAACCAGAAGGCCACGGGCAGAGTCACAGTATGCGCACCAACGGCTGGGACCAACCCCCAGTTCCAACCTGCATAGAGAAATACCGTACCCACCAGGACTCCAATTACCGTCAATAGGATTGTAGTCAGTGCCAACACAAGACTCGTTATCAATTTAGAAATCACTTGATATGACCTTTCTTTCACTTTGTAATTTGTCGCTGATGAACAAAAACAACGCCTCAGTCGCCAAGATTCCTCCCAGCAAAAATCCACCAAAACCCTCAGGCGACACCAGCGGGCTCCAGATGAGAGAAATGATTCCCCAGGCAAAACCGCCCAAACAGAAGCCGATGACCGGTGCCGCGATCATGTATTTCATCCCGCGGGGGAACAACACCGCGAGACCGATCAGGACTAGGAACAATAGGATGTGCATCACACGACCTCACAGTGTTTGAGAACGTCGCAGTAGAAACACTCGAATTCATCTTGAGTATTGACCCTAACGCGAACCAGGTTGATGTGATGTTCGTTCTTTCGCGGTTTGGTCACCACCACGAGTTGACCCCCACTCAACATTTCTTTGGCATGCCCAGAAAGACACATGTGTGCATCCAATTCGAGGCTGTGACCTTTCTTGACGATCATCACAGCCCCGGGAATGACGTCCGCCCTTTTCATCGCCAGGCACCCGTCATCGGCTTGGCGTCATCCAGGAAGACCTGGATCTCGTTGGTCTCGAAGAGCAGCTTGTGACCCTTGCTCAGGACCCAGCCACGCTTCACCCGCGAGCCACCGGGAGCGTAGCACTCACCGTCGGTCATGATGAGGTAACCATCCCAGCGCCCGCGGTTCTTGGGGTCATTGATGATGTTAGTAGGAGCGTTGAAATTGGTGCCACCCCCGCGAGTACGTTTCACTGCGGGTTTGGCCCCTTTGCGCCACTCGAAGATGTCTTTCTCGTCGGCACCGCAGTCGAAAGGCAGGATGTCGACGCTGACCCGCTTCGTCAGTGAGCCCAGCTCAGAGAAGAAAGATTCCAGCTGCCCGTCATCCACCGAACCCGACTGGTCGATGGCGATGCAGAGCCGCGCCGTGTACCCGCGCTTGACGCCCGGGTGAATGTACGGGTAGCGCCGGTTGATGCGCTTGATGCTGCTGGTTCGCTCGCCCCGTGTCAGTGACCCGACGAACTGCCGGAGCACCGCACGCCAGTTGACGACGTTGGAGATGCTCTTTCGGATCTCGGCCTGGATGTGTGCTGGGATGTTGCCCCATCCGTCAGAATTCTTGTCTGCGGCCTCGACGGCCTTTTCGACGAGGGCCTTGATCTTGCCTTCGACATATTCGCGCATCTCTTCGGGGATGTTGTCCCAACCATCGTGGTCGTCCATGCCACCGACAAGATCGCCAAACTCATCGCCAGGCTCGCCTTCTCCATCACCCTTCTGTCCCTTCTGGTTCTTCTTTTGCTGCGCGATCTCCTGCAGCTTGTTGAAGTAGAACTCGGACGGCTGGTCCTTCGGAAATTTCTCGATGATGTCAGAAAGTTCGGTGACTGCAGCCTGGCGCTCGGGCGTCATCTTGGCCATCTCCGCAGGATCGACCCACGGTCGCTGACCCGGGATCAGTGCACACTTCGGCAGTGGGCGGGCATCGAGGCGATCGTCTTCCTTCCGTGAACCTCCATGGCCGACGATCAGAGAATTGATCGCCAGATCGGTAGCGATGTTCCACATCTTGTGAGGCGTCCGCCGGCGGGCACTGATGTGACCGAAGGTGATGTGGTCGAACTCGTGCTGTAGGACGCCGCGAATTTCCCAATTGGAGAGCCCCTCACACGTGATGCTCTTCCCTGTCCCAGGCTCGGCGTACTCACCGCCGCCGAAGAAGAAGGGATTGTAGTAGAGACACAGTTCATCGTTCACAGGATCATAGGTGACCCCGGCAGTGGGCATGTCGATGGTGGGAACCTTGCGCAGGTGCCGTGAAATCGTCGCGTAAAACGCGTTCTCCGTCAGGAAGACGATGAGGTGACGTTCCATGTTGAACGTCGATTCGCAGGTTTTCCAGTGGGCCATGATTTAACTCTACCTCAGTTGGGGGTGACTTTGCACCGATCAGTTGGTCAAACGAAGAATCATCGCGGGAATCAACAGCTGCTGCCCCCGCGGGTGTACATGACCACACGGAGATCGGTAATCGTGGGTGAGTTCCACAGTGCAATTGCGTTCCTTGGGAAACGCTTCCACGATTTTCCCGCGGATGTCACCCGTTTCCCAAGTGACTTCTGTCCCCACCTTGACAAGGTTCCATTTCATAGTTCAATCATATCACAGGCCCGGCAGTCTTTACACTGTCAACCCACAGCGATCGACAACCCAGCCTCTGACAGGGTTCTCAAGCCAATTTTGTGCCCTCACGGGCCTCACAGAAAGTCTTTTGTGACCAGGATAAGGTAACCTCTGTACCCATTCACCGTGAGGCCCGTGAGTGATTACACCGTCATGAAAATTACACCTCGGGTATAATTGTGAAAGTGCAATGTCACCTGGAATCCTGACAGCAACGAAATCCTTGTTGATAAAATTGGTGCATTTCATTGTGATTTCGTGTGCTCGGGCGACAGCGTGTTCGAACCCGCGACCAGTAGCCGCCCTTGAGAATCGTCTTGTTTCCTCCTGTTTGGGTTGACACTGTCCACTCATCGATGTTGCCTGTCATATCGTGGACACCAAAGACAGAAACACAGCCTTCACGCGAGCCAGAAGGTTCGCCTTGCCACAGGCGCTCGAGTTCAGCGGTGACTTTGCTTGTGTCATTTGACGATAGCTGCTCAGGCCTGAACATGATCCATTGCTTGTCAATGTTGCACGCTTTGTCATCGCGGGAATATCCGTACGGATACGGTCTCGCCTCGGGCCCTTCGCAGGCAAACGTCCATTCATCTTCAGTACACAGGCGCTTCTCTTCTTTGGCACACAGAGCCTGCGAATTATCCCATGTCACCGACACGGCTGGATTTTGTCCAGCTACGTTCGGATACTCGTACTTGTCAACACAGAAATTCATGGTCCGCGTCTTCAAATCACGCGACAGTCGCAGCCAGGCCTCCCGGTCAAACTCTGCACAGCGCTCAGGATAATTGCGATTGATCCACTTGGTGCAGGTGGTCTTCTGTAGTTCTTCCACAGAGTCTGACATCCACGGGTGTTTCCCTCTGTCTTGTTTCATCATGCCAGTCACGAGAAGCATTCCAACAGAACAATGTTCTGATTCAGGCTGCACTGTCTGGGCGACAGCAGGAGACATGCGTTGCCAGGCCTTGCCGTCGATGAGTCTCCACGTGTGAACAGGCGTCGGCGCCATTGCAACAGTTGTGATTGCCAGTGCAATCATGAACATCGTCTTCTTCATGACGCTGATCGTACTACTCTACGATGAGGCTGCCAACACAAGATCAACGTGCGCCAGAATGTCGAATCGATTGTGAGGTTCACCCAAAAAACATCCGTACGAAAGTGACGACGTCATCTGTTCTGGCGGTTCCCAGGCCCGACAGAGGACAATGACAAACGTATGCCTGACAATTCCACCATTGTCAGCATGCGGCCGCACACGGCGTTTAACGTATGCCAGCGTGCCGGGAAGCATCTCTTCCGGCAACGTCGGACAAGCGTGATTCTTACGATAAGCCATGTGTTAAGTCTTCAAATATGTTAGCGACAACACATGCTATCACAAAGCCGATGATCAACACTGCACAGACACAGAATCCCCAAATATACATTTTCGTCTCTGATCTCTAAATAGAGACCGGGCGAAATTATCTCAGGAGTCATTGACGATGCAACACCGTCCGGACATACAAACCGTGGTCGTCCGTGGCTTGACAATTGTGTCGACAAATTTAGTCGTCTCAACGTTCCACGTCCGCTTGACCTGAAGGTTGTCTTTGACGCCGTTCCATCCTCCTGCGTGGATTCGTTCAACTTTGATGCTGTTCTCATCGACAGCGATGACGGTGCCGATCGTCAATCTCACGCCGCAGTATGGTTTCGATGCATAGGCGATCTTGTCGCCGACCTTGATGTCTCTACCGATCATGTCCTTCATTGGTCTTCACCTTTCTTTTCGTAGTTTTCGTAGGTGTCGTTGTTCCAATCCCAGTGACGGTCATCGTAGAACGTGGCACCGAAAAAGAGACGTCCCAGCTCAACGTAAAATCTCAAGCCAGTGTGGTCGCCTTTGGTGGTCAGGTTCAACCTGACCGAGAAATCCTTTGGGTTGTCCTTGGTGAACTCGAATTCCACGTGCTTGTAGCGTGTGAAGGGCACATCAAAGTGAATGTCACTCATCACTGTGATCCTTTGCCAGGTAGGCCACGAAGGCCTCGATGACCTTGGGATCCACATCACTCTCATCGCGGGTACGCATGTAGACCGGGAAGCGGGCCTTGCCGTCCTTGGTCAGGCCATCACTGGTGAGCGGATCTGGTTGCGCTTCCATCTCCACAATCTTACCGATCCAGGTATCAGGATCCTCGAGCTGGATCTGGGCGCGGACGGCGTCATTGAAACCACCACCCAGACGGGTGATGATACCGTTGGGCAACACCACGTTGAACCCACCGAACAGGCCTTCGCGCTTGGTCCCGTGGCGACCTTCATAGTGACCGACGATGACGCCCTCATAGGTGACACAGGGTTTCAGCTTCAGGATGTGATCGCTGCGCTTGAACTTGTATCCCGTGTCGAGGGTCTTCAACATGACGCCTTCATATCCCTCGTCCATACACTTGGCAAAGTATGCTTTGAGTTCACCCTCGTTCTTTGCCATGATGTGTGGAACCTGGCGAACAGGAGACTTCTCGTCACACTTCATGACGACCTCACGGACAATGTCAGTGCGTTTCACGTACGGATTGTCGCACTTCTGAGCAACCCAGTCGGAAAGTTCCATCGCGTCGAAGACGTTGTAGAAGATGTTGCTGTCATCTTTCTTGGTCTTCTTCGACATCACCACAGAGGTGGACTCGTTCCAGTCTTCACCCATGGCCTCGCCGTCCAAGACGACATCGTCGTATTCTGCAGCTTCCAATGCAGCCTTGATCTGGGGTAGGGTTTCCAAAACGGTTCCATTGCGGGTGAAAAATGTCACTGCACCGTTTTTCTTCACTGCGATGCATCGCAGTCCGTCAAGCTTGGGCTCCACGCGAACGGGGTATGAAACAGGATCGAGGATCTTGATGCCTGTTCCCTTGACGAACTCGCTTTTCAGCGTAGCTGCCAGCGCCACCGCGAAGCTCTTCAGCGTCCCGGGCCAAACCTTGTTGACTGTCGACTCCTGGACACCGCAGCGAAGATTGTGGAGGAGGACCCGTTCACACCACTTCTGCTCGCGGGAGGTCATCTTGGCGAACATGTGGGTGACCAGGTCCTTGGCTGCGTTGCCTGTCACCCCGCGGGTGGCCAACTTCTCATTGATGATATCGAGGAAAACCTCGAGGGTGACGTCCTCGGAGTCCGAGTCAGCCGCCGGCTTGGGCATTTTAAATTTATTGATGTAGTAGACCGTGTAGGGATCTTGGGCAGCCTCGAAGACCCGCTTCAGTAGGCTCAAATCACGGTGACGATTGAGAATATCACGTTTGGCGAGGCTCCCGCCCGTTGATTCTAGCTCTTCCAGGATGGTGATCACTGTCTTCATGGTCTAATTCTACCTCACGGGTGACAGGAAATTCACTCCGGTGCGAACCAATTGGTTTGTTCGCACAAGAATTCAAAATCGTTCAATTCATAGACAATGATGACCTGTGAACAACAAGTCACCTTGACTGGGACGTTGTCGGGTTTCAAGAGGAGCAGCGCTGAGGCTGTCCCTCCGTTCTTTCGGGCGTCGGCCTGCAGGAAACGTTTCCAGTTCTCGAGACCCTCAGGGCCGACGCTCGGGACGTCCATGTGTTAAACCATTGAGTCTGTTGATTGCGGCCAAAAAAGCCTTACCGGTGTCAGCCGTGAGGTGTGTCGTGATCGATTCACCTTCATCGTTGGTCTGGACCACGTCGAACTGTCGTGAACTGGTGTTGACGTAGATCGACAGAGTGCTGCCATTGACGGGGTCGTCGATACGAAACACCGACTCCCAACTGTAGAGGTAGTCCTCGAGACTGATTACATTGTCCTTGAGCTTTGCCATGAAGTTTCTTCAGTCGGTGAAAGCCTGTGTCAAGTTTTGGGCCAGACGCAACAGTTGTTCTGTCTTGAGGGTGTTAGAGTATGCCTCTTCGCCGGTGTCGGCATCGGTGACGACGAAGTCAACGTTCCCGCGGGTAGAGAGCCTGACTTGGACACCGGATTCATTGAAGACTTCAATCCAACGTTCTGTTTCAAACTTCAGAAGCTTTCCCATGTGTCAATCATCCATCGTTAGAGTGCCGTTGACTTGAGATCGACTATACGATCGCATGCCCCGTGAGATCGCTTTTACCAAGACGTCAGCATTGAGCCTGAATCCGAGCGCTTCGTACGAGGCACAGTACTCATTGACGAATTCGTCCCAATGAGAGTTAGACCCGTAGCTGAGCACGAATTCTTGCGCGGCCTTGAGGTAATCGAACTTATCCCAGCGGCGTGATTTGCTCGTGATCATAACTTCTTCACGCTGATCATATGATAAATGATTCCCCAATCGGGCATACACAGTGAACAGTGATCGATGTTAGGATTCTCGTGGGCCTCTCCAGGACAAGGTCTCGGAAGTCGGATTCCAGCCTCGGTGAAAATTTCAGTCAAGGTCGAGGTGAGCTTTTCATCGCGACCTGAGACCGTAGACGTTCGGACCAGATACGCAATCGTATTGAGAACCCGTGAAGCCTCTGCTCGGGAGATATCTTGCGTCTTTTCTCTTCGCTTTGCCATGGTTTAATCATACCATTGTCGACATTGACATTACACTCATGTGAGTCTCGAAATGTTCTGGGCGCGGACCCAGGTGCCGTTTGAGTGCCGGTCTTTCCAGGAGGCTTCATCCTTGATGAGGATTCCTCCGTTTGGGTGAATGTACGCTATTCTCGCTTTAGTTCCTACTGGTGCCTTGCGACCCGCGACCACGACAACACTGTCTCCTACTCGAGGGCGACTGTTGTTGATAAGACGTTCCATGGAAGCAGTTAGATCACGAATCATCACATCGAGTGGCACCACCAGTGTTTTGTATGCAGGATTCCACGGGCCACAGGGGTCATTGACACCGCGATTACGATCGTACTTTGTCCAAGAAGAATCGAGGCCGCTCTTTTGCCGCGAGACGTCATTGCACTCTGGGTTGGTGCACCGGCCGTATTCGGCATATGCCCCCGACATGGAATCCAAAGTGTCCCAAGTGACGATCCACCCGCGGCCATGGCACTGTTCACAGCCATTGTTCACAGTGAAAATTTGGTGAATTTGGGCCGCAATGTTGCCCAGGTAGCCAGTTCGTAGGGCAAACAGTTCACGGATTTCACTCTCGATGGCCGCGATATCGTCCCGGATCGTACGAGGAAGGTCTGGGGAACTCTTCTTTTGGCTGACCATGATTCATGGTACCATGGTTGGCGGCCGCCTTTCACTGTTTTCGAACAAATTCACCGATGATTATCGGTCGTTGGCTGAGGAGCTCGCGAGTCTCACGGGCAATATCTGGCAATTCATCTGCTAGCTGTTCATAGACGGGCCACGTTGACCTCATCAACCGGTGACAGGCGTAGTACGACATGCGACCCATTGTCTCAATCACCGTGTGATGTCCATTGAATGAATCTGGGTGAACGACTGACGACCACAGGACCCAATCGCCGATGCGCTGGTAGGTGGCAAAGTCACCCGCCTGACGGGCTTCAACGTATTCTAGAACGATTGATCGACGACTCAGATCATCATTGGGCCCACGATATTTGGCCATCACTCCGACAACATAGGCTCGAGTATCTCCACGGCACTGCAGCGTGTCCAGACGCTCTGCAAACCACTCATCTAGTCTATCTACAAGTTCGAACTGGGTCGATCTCATAGATTATAGCTATGACGTTTTCAGTCCTCGTATACCTTGTGAAGGTACGATTTAAGATCGGAGATCATCTTCTCACCTTCACGGGCCAGTTCCATCATGGTGTCACCTGAAATGTCAGGTCCTATGACGCGAACACGATCAAGGAGCAATCTGATTGCATGAGCTCCTTGCAGGGCACCCAAAGCATGGGTCCGACGTCCGTACTCTTTGATTGCCTGAACCACTGGTGTCATCTCAAGAGGCAGTGGTTCAGGCAATGCATCATGGTTTTCACCGAGAGGTTTGTTATTTCCACCACGGTGTCTTTTTCGTTTTCTAGGCGTCTTTTCTATGTTTGGGGTCGTCATCTCAAGAACAACCCTCCGTGAACCCGCAATACTCGGGTTGTCCTGTGAATCACTCACTTGTGGTACCTGATTGACCATCCTTCTTTTTTCTCAACTTTTTCGTCGACCCTTCTGTGGGCCCGATTTGTTCCGTGAGAGCTGTCGACAACAACTGTTCGAACTGTCCTGGCTCTGTCAACACCACCACGTCAATGGGGTCAACGACAGGAACATCGGGGTCTATGTATTTGCCCGTAGATTCCTTCACGACGCGCGGTGCCTCGAGGACGACGACGCCCTCAGTCGGAGAATTGACAACCGGTGGGTCAGCCGCAGCAAATTCTTTGTTATCGGGCGCCGCGACACCCATCCTTTCACAGCGGGACAAGAGTCCCTCATAGGTGGTGATTCCAAACTCGTCGAGCAACTGCCTCAGCGTCATCTTACGACGGCGTAGTAGGTCAGTCAACTTCAGACGAGGCAAGTTTTTAACATGAATCCTGCTCATCGTGCCTCTCGATCGCGGCGAAGCGCCGCGGTTATATCTATGGCCCAGATCGATCGCGAACCTCGCGACGTCGAGCTTCAATTCCATGAAGGACATCAGCGACTCCCTGCTGGAAATCGGGAGACTTAGCAATGTCATTGATCCGAGACTCTGGGACATTGAGGTCCCATTGTTCAGAAAATGCAACCACAAACTTTCGCATGACGCGGAGCACATAGTTGCGTGCCGAAGAGTGGTTCATCTGGAACCCCAGTTCACACATGATGTCCGCGATCTCGCGGTAATTAACACCCTCCTCATCAGCGACAGTGGCGTAACCTCGGTCCACATGCGCACCCTTTTTCAATGCCATTCCGATTCCTCTTTCCTTAGAGTGAATTTTTGTTGCGACCGGTTCCGACCAACGGTGTCGGGCAAGGTCGAATCTTGATTGATTTTCCTGGACGTTGAACGATTCTCATCGGGACGCCGAACCTCTCGTGGCCCAGGGCCTCGAGGCGGCGTTCAAGATCGGCAGCCACTTCATCTTTTTTAGCTTCTTCTTTTGATTCTCTGGTAAGAATTTTTGCTTTTATTTGCGTTTCACCGATTACCCTGTATGCCCAGGCCGCGGCCACGATGATAGAACCGATCCCTAGGCCCATGCACAGGACAATGATTGCAAGTTCCATGCTATTTTTTTCTAGGAGGAATAAATGCTGTGATGATCAAAATGGTAAAACCAACAAAGCTAGCGATGCCAAATGTCGCCATTACTTCGATGATGGTTTTTACCGCTTCTTCCAATGCATTTCACCTGAGGCCCTTACCTGACATCACGGCTTCAGCCTCGTCGAGCGTGATGGGATAAGTATTGCTGTTGGCTTCATCATCAACGAGGCCAAATCGCAATCTCAAGATTGCCGCCTCCTTGGGTGATAGGTCGGCCAAGACGGCTCGAGCGATCATCAACAGTTCTTTTTGGGCCACATTGTCGAATGGATCGGCCTCGGGCCGCATGTCGACGACTTTGTCGCCGATGTTGTCACCGTCGCCTGAACTAGAGATGGGCTGCGACAACGAGATGACCTGGCGCCCTGAGTGCATGGTGGCCTTGACGACTGTCTTAGAAGCACCGATGATATCGGTCAGCTCTTCTTGAGTCGGCTCACAGCCCATCGTCTCACGGTATTCTTCAGCGGCTTGCATCAACTTGCGTTGAACCGTCGCCGCGTGAGCTGGCAGCCTGATCATCCGCTTGCGCTTCAACACGTGTTGACCGATCGCCTGCTTGATCCACCAGGTGGCGTACGTCGAAAAACGAAATCCTTTTTCCCACTTGAAACGTTCAACAGCTTTCATCAGGCCGATGTTGCCCTCCTGGATAAGGTCTTCGATCGGAATATTGTGACCCTTGTATTGCTTGGCGATTGAGACGACCAACCTTAGGTTACACTCGATGAGCTTTCTGCGGGCCTTGTCAGCCAGTTGCCCACCCTTTTCGTAGGTTTGAAACAGCTCCACGACCTCGGGATGCTTCAACTGTGGAAATGAGTGTAGCTGGTCAAGGTACTCGCCTACCGCAGTTGTCTTATCTTCTTTTTGCATCAGTTGCTCACCACGTACTTGAGGTTGTCAAAATCTGCGGCTGGCAATCCACGCTCTTCGTCAGCAAACGACCGTGACGTTTCAGCCACATACTTCTCATGGGCCTCTCGGCGGCCGCGGCGCAGCTGAATCTCGCGGCGAAGGTAGGCAATTTCTTCCTCCCACAGACGAGTATCCTGTCGGGATTCATAGGCCTTGGAACGACCGTCTTCCATTGTGTTGAGGTGGGAGTACAGGTCTTCATCAAGCATTGCTGCGATGTCGTCCATGTTGAAAACTTCTGGACCAGCGACCACATACCGCGATTGAATCGCGTGTTCGTGTTTCTGTGAAGAGACGCCTTCACTGTAAGAATTGGACGACGGGAAACGCTTCTGCTTCGTGTTTTTCGCCACTATGTGTCTCCTCAGTGAAAGAATTCCACTGTTCAAACATTGAATGTTTACAACCTAATGAAGTAATTATATACCTTGAGTGTGTGCTGTACAACTTTTATTTAGCACGTTTCTTCACAGGCCGCAGCGCGGTGTGATCATCGAAAACTGCCGGAATAAAATTGTCGTACGCAAGGGTGATCCCACGGTACACTTGCTTACCGATGGTGACTGTCACCTCGAGAGAATTTGTCGCCCGTGGAAGGTCGATTCCGACGCTGAAGAGCGTGCTCCTTGAGCCATACTCGATGGTGACCTCTTTACCCAGCGCGACGGTCACGGGGATCGGATAACGAAGTTGGAATGGAACTGGCAATCCCTTCAATATTGCCTCGTGGTTCTGCTTAAACTCGTCGGCCCATACGGATTCCCAAACTAGCAGCTTGACAATGGCTGAGGTCTTGTACGACCCTGCAGGCAACAACGTCATCAACGCACCGGGACCTTGACGCGGAATCGTCGCTGCAATTCTGACAGTGCACGAGCAACCTGCAGGGCCGCAGGAATGGCTCGGTGCGAATCTCCCTGGATCACCAGGGTGACCAGCGTGTCCGCCTGACCCAAGGCCTCGAGCAATGCTGTGTACAACTCAGGCGTCAGTTCCGTCGCTTGTTTGGGAGGTGAACCCACGGTTCCTCGAATTTCTGCGATCGTCTTTGTGTGACTTGACATCTGTGATCACCCATCTCTAGACAAGGTTAACATCTTCCGACACAGAATTACACTACTGTAATAATTGTCGTTTATGTGCAAATTGATCACGGTGCTTTTGCTTGCAGCAGCCTCTGAAATTCAGAGAACGATTCTCCGGGCTTTTCCGTCGACTTGGCCGAAACAAGTTTGTTTTCCTCAGGATACCAGCACCAGACGAAATCTGAACAGAA